TCGTCATCGTAAAGACCAAAAATAATTGGAACGGGTGCGCCATAATCTGCCAGGTCGTTAAGCGTGTCAAAGCCTCGGCTTTGGGTAAAACGATTGCCTGCGTTGACACTTCCAAGATCTAGTTGCGACCGCTTTGATGCCTCTGGCATCTTTGGCTTTGGTGTCAGCAGATAATTAACACCAGTCAGCACCAAGGTGATGGCAAGGTTAATTAAGATCATAGTTCCAGGGTCTGCACTCGCCTGAATGTTGGGAATGCCCTCATATTGAGCTGGACGTACCACACCCTTACGCCTTACTTCAGCAGCAAACTTGCGATACTCCTCTTCCGTTATTCCAATCGTTTTGATTAACTCTTTCTCGTACGGAAGCAGTGGTACGTCGTAAACAGTTGGACCGTAGACCACTGCACCTTTTGCATTCTTCGATTGACGTACAAGATTCCCGTCTGCCATGTGACTGCAAATGCCCAGGATTGCTGCGATAGCAGCAGAATATCTCCATCATACTGAGGCCGCTCTACTCGGGAACCCCAAGTCAACAAGTCTCGGCACACCTCCCGCTTAGTCGCTTTATACCAAGATTGCTTAAACGGTGGCGCGTCAATGCCTATCCGCTCCAATGCCTGATAACACAGGTGGATGCAGTCGATATAACCATCACTGCCGTCAGCGCCCAGCCGATACGGCATTCCGATAAGATCACTGCAGTCGGACACTGTTGCTAATCGGCAAGTTTCCAACTGTACGTTGCGTCAATGATCGCCTTGGCACGTCCGTTCCAACAGCATCCAAAACAGAACTCAGCTCTAGGTTGAGCGAGACATTATCCCATTGCCCGCCAGTGACTTGGCCGGTGTAGGTGTGAACAGTGGTGTGCGTTGCCGTAAGGCCAGAGTCGGGATCAGAGTCTTCGATGATTAAAAGATCAACCTCCATTATGTGACTATCTTGAATTGCTTTAACCGCCCAACTACGAGTTAGTTCATTATTTGGAAAAACAAGCGTGGATTCAAGTCCATCACCTGTGCGGTTAACGGTTACGCCAGAAAAACCAAAAGGCACAAAAAAATAACTTTGTGGCGTTTCATCGGTTGCGCCTTTGTGGTTTAGTTGCTTGTTAATAAAAAAGTTTTGATACCGAAATTCAACGGTCTTTTTTGCCTTGATTCGTAAAACGTGGCCGAAAGCAAACTGCGTCACATTCCTAACCTCTTACGAGTGCTGCTGCTCATCTGCAACCGCTTAAGCGTTTGTTGTTCACCCTGTTTAGCACCCTGATCAGCAGCTTGCCTTATGCCTTGCTGGAACTGATCAGCCGTAACGTAGTCAACACTGTTAATACGTTCCACTGAATAGCGGACATCAATTGGAGCGGCAACGGCTACACCGCCACCTTCTCCTGACGTTCCAAAACCTCCTGTTTCTGGGATAACAGAAGAACCGCGAGCACCACGCGAGTAACGCGCCATGCTTTCACGCATCTTGCTTTCGGGAATAACAAATTCTGGTTCGCCACCTTCGCCAATAAGTGCGCGAGTAGGGCTAGAAACATAAGCACCACTTGCAGCTGATAACGTTGGTGGAACAGAGAAATTTCCTAACTGCGGCGGAGCAAATGTGCTTGGTGGTGCAAATCCTGGTCCAGAGCCAAATTGACCCGGTGGATTTAACGTTCCTTGGAACGCAGAACCAGTCTTAGGTGCTGGCGCTGCGCTTGCTGCACTACTAAAGAAATTAAGCGCAATGCCTAAAATTTTCATCCTAATTGCGTGAGCAATCATTTGCGCTGCCATGTCCGCAAAATGATCTGCAGTACGCGCAAATAGATTTCTAAGTGCTTCTTGAGCAGACATGCTGCCGGTAATTAACCCCTTAAACGACTCGCTAAACGCACTTCCGATTGCTTCTGCAGCAAAAATGACCTGATTTGCAGGGTCAAGCAAATTGTTTAATGCGCTTTGTACCGCAGTCATTTCATCTTTAATTCGGTCAGCAGGCGTTTTGGCGGCTTTCCCAGCAGCGCTCTTGGCTTCTTCTCCTCGTCGCTCAATTTCATTTCGGCGCTCCAAGGCTTTATTTAAACGCTCTTGCATTTCTGTTTGACGCTCTGTGCCCACAGCAGCATCAACGAGAAGTTGCAGTGTTTCAATACGCAGATCAATTTCAGTTAACTGTTTTTGAGTAAGTCGATCAATTTCCTTAACCTGCTTGCTTATTTCAACAGTCTGCTGAGCAACTGCCGGAACAACTCCGGCCATAATTAGCTCGCCGTACTCACGCTCAAAGGCCGCCTTGTCCTTAATTGCGTTGAGCTGGTCATCGAGCGGTTTAACAAGATTCTCAGTCTGTGCAAGAGTTTTCTCTGCCAACTCAAGTGCTTCTCGGTCAAACTTGAGATTTGCAACTGCAATTTCTCCTGTCTCCCTCAGACGTACCAGGCGTTGATCTTCTGGATCTTTAAACTTCTCTAGCTCTGCTTTTGCTGTGGCTTTTGCCTTTGCAATCGCTATTTCTTGTTGAAGAATGATTCGACCCGCTTGAGTTTGCTTGCCCTGCAAGGCGATTAAATTTGTTTCAGCAGTAACTTGTGCCTGGACAACCTCCAAGCGCTTACGCAACATAATTGTTGGATCTGCTTTCGATCCGCCAGTAGGTTGATCTTTAAACGAACGCAAGAACTCTTCAAATCTTGCAGAGCTTTCACTAACGCCAAGCTCGGAAGCAGGAATAGCAGTTTTAAACTTAGTAGGGCGAGGGCCTGCACCCCTGAAAGCTCGCCTACGGGTTGTTGTACTTGTTGCTCGAAGCTCTTCATTAGTAAGCTTGACTGTTTTTCCGCGAACTTGGTTAAGCTTTTCTTCAATCTTTAAACGCTGCTCTTTAACACTTAGACCTCTGATTTCATTGCCAAGGGTTATAGCTTCTTGTTCCCCAATTTCAGCAGACAAGTTTCTTAAAGCTTGGCCTAAACTTTGTGCATCATTAATTTGAGCAACAGCTCTTAATAACTGGGGCGTACCAAACAGCTTTGCTGCGTTTTTTCCAAGCTCTTTGTCGCCAAGAAAAGCAAAAGAAGCGGCAAGCTGCATTGCCTCCTCTCTTGTTATGCGAAGACTCTTGGCGAGATCATCAATGTCTCCAGCAAAAAACTTGGCGTCACCGCCAGCTTTGCTAAATGCGTTGTTCAGGTCTCCCAGAGACTTTTGAAACCTAATGTTTTTGTCAATGACTTCGCCAATCGCGGTACCAACAATGCCCAAAGCGAAACCAAATGTTCCACCCACCGCTCCACCGATTGCACCGCCTACGCCACCAGTAATTGCAGCAGTGGTTGATTGACCAAATAGAAGTGGAAAACCACCGCTTAACAGAGCACCACCGGCTGCACCTTTAAGGCGTCTGTTGCGCCTTTCTCTTCGTTGACGCTTGAACGCTGCTTTTTGAGCTGCAGCCTCTGGAGAATTAAGAACAGTTGCAGGCCCCATAGTCTCTATGGGTACTCCCGCCATTAAATTATTTACCTCTCTAAGCCGAGACGCAAGCTCCTGGTATGACGTAGAAGCTATATCAACTTGTCCAATAACTCCTTCAAGGACTCGGCTGTAATCTGCAAGACCTCGAGTAGTATTTGCTGGCTGAAAATCCAGCAAGTCCTTCATTCCCGTAAACGCGCCAAACCTTGGTACACCTTGTGCGCTACTGCCGCTGCCTTTTATTAACAGCTGCAAAGCACGGCTAGTGTCTTCTGCTTGTCTTTTAAACTCTTTGAGTCCTTTAACAGAAGCAGTAAAGTCAGCTTTAGTTATTGCATCAGTAAAAATTTGCGCCTCTGAACTTCCCTTTTTAAAATTACGTCTAGCGTCTTTAAGCTCTGCTGTATATTCTCGCAGCCTTCCAACGCCTTGTTTGATAGCGTCCCCATTAAAATTAAAAGCTTTTGTTTGATCTAGTGTTACCTTTTTTAGCTGAGCTGCTTGATCTTTTGCTTGTCGTCGAAGTCGAGCCGCGTCCCTGTCCGCAACTGCGCCTTCTTTTTTTAACTGAATTAAGTCCTGTTCAATCTGACGAAGCTCTTTAAGCTCCCTCGTCAGGCTTTTAAGCGGAGCGCTCTGTACGTTTACGCCAATGTTAATCCCATAATCGGGCATGGCTAAACGTACGGCGACTGCTCAGCTAAGTCTATCGTGCCTACCGCATCTTGGCCCTCTGAACCATCTTTGCCTGATCCCTAGCCTTTTCTTCCTGTTCATTCTTTAACGAGTAATACGCCGACCAACTCACCAGCTCCTCCTGAGTCAGCTGTTGCGTCAGCGCACTAACCGTCATACCAAGCTTTTCAGCAAGAAAAAAGATGAAAAACCAGTCGTTATTAGCTTTTTAAGTTCGCTTTAGCGTCCTCCACCTTGTTTTCCGCGCCAGAGTTCAACATGGCGAGTTGAATCTCTTGAAGCACCCCGGCTTCAACAGAGTTCTTCAGCACCGCTTTTTCGCCATCTTGAAATAGCCGGTTACCTTCAGCGTCCAACGCTTTGCGAATCATCATGCTCAGCGCAAAGTCGCCTGAGTCATCTGAATCTGCATTTTTCTGGATCGCTTCGCGCTCAGCGATAGTTAAAGGGTGCCAGTAAACCTCCAACACCACGTCACCGTCCTGTTCAACTGCGTGTTTATAAAGCTGACTGACGCCAAACTTGTTGCGAAGAAGCTCTACAGCTCGCATAAACGACTAATGTGCTTTAAATACAATACTACGCTATAGCCGTAAATTGGCAAGAAATCACTCCAACAAAGTGCGACCTGTCTTCGATGTTTAACGGGGTAGGCCCAACGATGTCTAGCACTCTGGGTTTGCTACTAAAAGTATCGGTGTATCCACTGGCATTGACTGAAGTCAGACCATCAATTACTGACTCACTAATTGTTGAAAACACAGCAGTGCCAGCGGATTTTGGGACGTAAACGTTGCACTGGATCGTTCCAGAGTAGTAATCTTGAGCTGCGCCTTGGTTTTGAAGCGTGGATTGCCCAAAACTGACCGTCATCAAAATGTATTTCTTGGTTTTACCCGGCGCTGTAAAAGCCACATTGTCGTAAACCATCAGCACCGTGTTGTCTGCTGCTGCAACAGCATCCGTTACGGCTTTTTCAAAAGCAGCGCGAGCGTTTACAAGAGTCATTTTTGTCTAACCTCAAAGTAATCAATATAAGTCTTGCCTTTAAATGAACCAAATTTGCCGACACCGCCTCTGCCTGCAACAGAGATCAATGCCCGACGACGCTCTTTAAAATTGTCTCTAACAAGCTTCGCCATGTCTGGGCTTTGAACAAAGCGTTGAACTCTTCCGTCTTCTAACGCCCAAACTGCATACTTAACCTTGTTGCCTATAAAAACACGTCGTTTATAGTTAAAGTCCTGATCAGGTGGATAGAACCGAGGATCAATTTTATACTCCTTGTTATTGCGATCAGCGTCTTTTTTCTTTTTAATGCTGAGCCATGGCTCTTCAAGCTCGTCTGTGGGCTGAATTTTACTTCTACTTGCTTGCCAGCTTGATGCAAAGAAACCCGTATAAACAGGACTACGATCTGTAGTTGCCAGTTCTCGCATGATTTCACGAGTAAGCCGATTGAAGCTCTCCTGCATGTGGGCTTCCAGGTCAGGCATGATCTGGTCAGTGCCAGCGCGTTTAGCCATCAGAATCGCACCAACAGCTGATACAAGTACTCCTGATCACCCTTAAATGTCCGAATATCTGTAATTTGAGCAACACGGTTTGATCCTGCATATTTAAGCGTCAACGTATCTTGAAACGTAGGCTGGTTGTCTCCAATCTGATCGGGAGTGATATACAAACGAGCCTTGCGCTCCTCACGTCCTTCTTCCTCCTCAGCGTCAACAAACTCAACTGGAACGTCGAAGGAGTAACTCGTATCCGTTGTTGTCAGCGCTCCAGTGCTGGTGTTGTAGCTCGGAGATGCCTTACGGGTGTACGTAATCGTGTGATCAAAAGATTTACCTAAATCGGCAACAACCGACTTGGCAACAC